CCATTGACATGATCACCCGGAAGGCTCTCGAAATCCTTGAGAACAACCTGGTAATCACCCGCAACGTCAACCGTCAGTACGACGACAGCTTCGCTGTCGAAGGTGCCAAGATCGGTTCGACCCTCCGTATCCGTCTGCCTGACCGCGCTCTGGTCACGGACGGCGCTGCCCTTCAGGTGCAGGACGACAACGAGCAGTTCACCACGCTGACGGTTGCTTCGCAGAAGCACATTGGCGTGAACTTCACGTCTGCCGAACTTACCATGCAGCTCGACGACTTCGCCGATCGTGTGCTCAAGCCGCGTATCTCGCAGCTTGCGTCCTCCATCGACGCTGACGTCGCCAACGCCTACAAGGGCATCTATAGCTCTGTCGGCACCCCCGGCACGACCCCGGCTACTTCGCTCGTCCTGCTTCAGGGCCAGCAGAAGCTGAACGAGTTCGCTGCCATGATGCCGAACCGCTACGCGACCGTGAACCCGGCCGCCAACGCTGGTCTGGTCGAAGGCATGAAGGGCCTCTTCAACCCGGTTGACACCATCTCTCGTCAGTTCAAGAACGGTCTGATGGGCGAAGGCGTGCTGGGCTACGAAGAAATCAACATGTCTCAGTCGATCCAGCAGCACACAACCGGCTCGCGCACTGGCGCTCACACTGTCACGACCACCGTGTCCACGCAGGGTCAGTCCACGCTCAACATCACCGGCACCGGCACTCAGACGATTGCGGCTGGCGATGTGTTCACGATTGCCAACGTGTATGCGGTCAATCCGCAGACCCGTCAGTCTACTGGTTCGCTTCAGCAGTTCGTTGTCACCGAAGCCGCTACGGCTGCGGGCGGCGCTTACACCGCTGTAAAGATCAGCCCGGCGATCTACACCTCGTCGAATGCTCTCGCCACTGTCGATAGCTTCCCGCAGGCATCTGCTGCCATCACGTTTGTTGGTGCCGCTTCGACGCAGTACCCGCAGAACCTGATCTACCACAAGGACGCTATCTCGTTCGCCACCGCGGACCTGTTGCTCCCGAACGGTGTTGATATGGCTTCTCGCCAGGTTCACAACGGCATTTCGATGCGCGTTGTGCGCCAGTACGACATCAACAACGACCGTCTGCCCTGCCGTATTGACGTGCTGTATGGCTACTCGGTCATTCGCGCCCCGATGGCTTGCCGTCTTTGGGGCTAACAGGTAGAAATTAGGAGAACACGCACATGGCACTTCCCTCTGTAGGCGGCGGCTATCAGTTTAACGACGGCAATCTTAACGAAGTTAAGATTTCCGTTGCTGCGGCCCCCGCAACTGCCACGGACAGCGCAACGCTCACCCCGGCGCAGATCACCAACGGCATCATCATTGGCACTCCGACGACCACGGCGGCTTACACGCTTCCGCTGGCTTCGGACCTTGATGCGCTGCTGTCCAACTCCAAGGTCGGCACGACCTTCGACTTCCGCGTCATTAACACCACCACGGCTGGCGTCATCACCATGACGACCAACACGGGCTGGTCGATTGGCTCGGGCGGCTCGCAGGGTCTGATGACCATCGCGGCCACGGCTGGCACGGTTCGTTCGTTCCGTGCGCGCAGGCTGGGCGACAATTCTTGGGCGCTCTACGCCATCTCGTAAGCAACACGGCCCCTGCTTCGGCAGGGGTCTAGCCCCTCAAGGAGATATCCCCCCATGCCTAATACAAAGCCTGTAGGCGTTGCTTACTCGGACCCCGAACTGGTTTCGGGTACTACGATCACCGATGCCGCTATTTCCGGCGGCACCTTTTCCGGCGCGGTCGTATCCTCGCTCAATCTTGATGTCGCCAAGCCTGCGGCGGCCGGGTCTACCCGCGCCGACGCGACGGCTTTGACGGCTTCGTTTAGCTGGGTTACCGCAGCCGATGCTACCAAGGGCGTTGTTCTTCCCGCCCCTACGGCTGGCCGCGTAGTTGCCATCAAAAACGACGACACGGCCAACGCAATTTTGAAGGTCTACGCTCCTGGCAGCGCCAAGATCAACAGCGTTGCAGGCTCTACCGCGTTTTCGATGGCGGCCAAAACCGCCTGCTTTTTCGTCGCGTACGACACCACGGATTGGTTCTCCATTCCGCTGGTTGCGTCTTAACCAGACAGGCGGTCTTCGGGCCGCCTGTTTCTCATAAAGGAAAGCAATGGCTGAAATTTACCTGATGCACCCCAAGCACGGCGTCAAGATTGCCACCATGGAAATGGAAGCGCAGTACGACGAGAGCCACGGCTGGGTGCGGTTTGACCCGGAAGACATGGTTGAAGAGGCCGTCGAAGAGGCTGTCGAGGCTCCGGCCGATGACTTGCCAGAACTGGCCGATGAGGTTAATGTGCTGTCCGAGGCTCCGCGCCGTCGCGGTCGCCCCCGCGTGACGAAGGACGAATAGCATGATAACGGCTGGCGACATTATCAATGGCTCCCTGCGACTGATTGGTGTGCTGGCCGAAGGCGAAACGCCGTCTTCCGAGACGGCGCAGGACGCCCTGAATGCCATGAACCAGATGATTGAAAGCTGGAATACCGAACGCCTCGCCGTGTTTTCTACGCAGGATCAGGTCGTCACTTGGCCGCCTGGCGCTCGTTTCCAGACTTTTGGGCCGACCGGCAACATTGTCGGCAACCGCCCGGTTCTGATCGACGACGCGACCTACTTCCGCGACCCGGCCAGCGGCATTTCCTACGGCCTGAAACTGATCAATCAGCAGCAGTACAACGGCATCGCGGTCAAGACCGTCACGTCCACCTATCCGCAGGTGCTGTGGGTCAACATGACCTACCCGGACATCGAGATGTACGTCTACCCGGTGCCGACCAAGGTGTTGGAGTTCCACATCGTGTCGGTGCAGGAACTGAACCAGCCCGCCAATCTGGCGACCGATCTGGCCTTCCCGCCGGGTTATCTGCGCTGCTTCCGCTACAATCTGGCCTGCGAACTGGCCCCTGAGTTCGGCGTCGAGCCGTCCCGGCAGGTGTCCCGCATCGCCATGACGTCCAAGCGCAACCTGAAGCGCATCAACAACCCTGACGACATCATGGCGCTGCCCTACAGCATCGTCGGAACGCGGCAGCGGTTCAACATTTTTGCTGGGAACTACTAAGGATATACAATGTCAACAGTTGCCATCTCACAACTTCCCGCCGCAGTCGCAGCCAATCCGGCGGATGAAATTCCGATTGTCCAGAGCGGCATTACGAAAAAGATTACCAATGCGCTTCTGTTCAGCACCACGTCGCTGGCTAGTGCAACTGGGCTTCCCATTGTGGCAGGCACAACCGGCACGCTTAGCGTGGCGCGTGGTGGCACGGGTGTCACAACGTCTACAGGCAGCGGCAGTGTAGTGCTATCCGCCGGTCCGACATTGACTACGCCTACGCTTGGCGTTGCTACTGCCACGTCCATTAACAAGGTCGCTATAACTGCGCCAGCTACCAGCGCGACCCTAACCATTGCAAATGGCAAGACGCTGACGGCCAACCATTCGTTGACGCTGGCAGGCACCGACAGCACGACGATGACGTTCCCGTCCACCAGCGCAACGATTGCGCGGACGGATGCGGCGCAGACATTTACCGGCAACCAGACCTTCAGCGGTCCTGTGATTGAGGCCGTGCAGGCGCAAGCTGGCGCTGGCGCAGTCAACGTTACGCAGCCTGTCACCAAGTTTACGTCCACGGCCACTGGCAACGCGCTGACGTTAGCTGATGGCGTTGAGGGCCAACTCAAAACTATCGTCTATGTGGCAGAAGCCGCTGGCGGCGATACAGGCATCCTTACGCCGACCAATCTTGGCGCCGGAACGACCATTACGTTTAACGCGGTAGGCGATGCTTGCGTGCTTCAATTCCTTGGCTCGGATTGGTGGGCTATTTCGCTTCGTGGCGCAGTGCTGGCTTAACCGATGCAGACGCCGATCCTCGGTTCATCTTATGTGGCCCGCAGCGTAAATGCTGCGGATAACCGTATGGTGAACTTGTTCCCTGAGATGGTGCCGGAAGGCGGCAAACAGCCTGCCTTCCTGCAACGCGCTCCTGGGTTGTCTTTACGGGCCACGGTCGGCACCGGTCCTATCCGCGGGCTTTGGGAGCACGGCGCATATGTCTACGTTGTGTCGGGCAACACGCTTTACCGCGTAACCAGTTCCTTCGCAGCTACAGCGCTTGGCATAGTGTCCGGCTCCGGTCCGGTCAGCATGGCCGACAATGGCACGCAGATCATGATCGCTGCCGATCCAGACGGATACATCTACAACACCGCAACCGGCGTCTTTTCGCAGATTACCGACCAAGACTTTCCTGGCGCCTCGGTCGTGGACTATCTTGACGGCTATTTTGTCTTCATTGAACCTAACAGCCAGCGTATCTGGGTGACGGCGCTGCTGGACGGCACCAGCATTGACCCGCTGGACTTTGTGAGCGCTGAAGGCGACCCGGACAACATTATCAGCATGATCGTCGATCACCGCGAGGTCTGGCTGTTCGGCAACAATTCAACCGAAGTTTGGTACAACGCTGGGCTGTCTGACTTCCCGCTTGTGCGTATTCAGGGTGCCTACAACGAGTTGGGTTGCGCCGCCCGTTATTCCGTCGCCAAGATGAACAACCAGGTTTACTGGCTCGGCAAAGACTTCCGCGGTCAGGGTATCGTCTACGTCGCCAACGGCTATCAGGGCCAGCGCATCTCGACGCACGCGGTTGAATGGCAAATCCAACAGTACGGCAACATGTCGGACGCTGTGGCTTACACCTATCAGCAGGACGGCCATTCGTTCTATGTGCTGTCGTTTCCGTCTGCTGGCGCGACATGGGTTTACGACGCCACGACGGGCGCATGGCATGAGCGTTGGGCGTGGGAAAACGAACAGTGGGCGCGGCAGCGCGGCGCAACGCAGGTGTTCTACAACGGTGAGAACTTGGTTGGAGACTATCAGAACGGCAACCTGTACGCTTACGATCTGGACGTCTATTCCGACAACGGTCAGGTGCAGCGCTGGCTGCGGTCTTGGCGCGCGCTGCCGACCGGCGAGAACACGCTCCGGCGCACGGCGCAGCACGCGCTCCAGCTTGACTGCGAGACGGGTGTCGGCCTTAACCTGTATCCGGCGTACTCGGCTGAAGACCTGACGGCTGAAGACGGCGACATTCTGCTGGCCGAGTACGCGCAGAACGACCTGACGACCGAAAACGGCGAGACGCTAACGACCGAGGCAAATGATGGGTTTGAGACGATTGCCGACAATCCAGACCCGCCTTACAACTTCACGCCACCCGTGTACCTGACCACAACCAGCTATCCGGCAGCGCCTGGTTATGATCCGCAAGTCATGTTGCGCTGGTCGGACGATGGCGGCCATACTTGGTCGAATGAGCATTGGCGGTCGATGGGCAAGATCGGCCAGTTTGGTTATCGCACCATCTGGCGGCGGCTCGGCATGACGCTCAAGATACGCGACCGCGTCTACGAGGTGTCCGGCACCGACCCCATCAAGATCGCCATCATGGGGGCTGAACTACAGGCGAGCGGCACCAGTGGTTAACATCACCAACATCACCCCGCCGCGCGTACCGCTGACGGACCCGCGGACGGGGCTGATCGCGCGTGAGTGGTATCTATTCCTGTTGAGCCTGTTCAACCAGACGGGACAGAGCGCCTTTTCATTGGAGGACATCCAGAAAGGGCCTGTCACTGAGGCGGGTTTCTCTGATACGTCGGAACTGGACAAGCAGATCATGGGCCTCCAGATGGCCCCGCAGCCGGAACTCGGCACTATGGCGTCGGTTCAGCAGGACAACGTACGCTTCCTGCGGTTCTCCCGCAACCCCTCGCCGCCGGTCGTGTCCGACGTCGGTGTCATGGCGTGGAACACCGCGGACCAGACGCTGAACCTTGGCATGGAGTACGGCGTCACCCAGCAGATCGGGCAGGAAACCTACGCCCGCGTCGGCAACACGACTGGCGTTACGATCCCGAACGGCTCGGTCGTCGGGTTCGCTGGCGCTACGACCGACGCCCTTCTGGTTGCGCCCTATTTGGCGGACGGCTCCACACCGACGCTCTACATCCTCGGCGTCATGACGCACGACCTGCCGGACAGCGGCGACAAGGGCTATTGCTGCACATGGGGTTTTGTGCGGGGCATCGACACCAGCGCGTTCAGCGCAGGCGACATCCTCTACGCCAGCCCAACCGTGGCGGGCGACCTGACCAACGTCAAGCCGACCGCGCCAGATAACGTCATCCCGCTGGCCGCCTGCGTGGTGTCTGACGCAACCAACGGCGTCATCTTCGTCCGGCCGACCATTGAGCAGGAGCGGTATTACGGCGAGTTCTACAACACAACGGGTGTAACGCCGCTGGCCAACAACACCGCCTACGCTATGGAGTGGGACGGCGCTAGCATTGCGGACGGCGTCTCAATAGCCGGTACACCTGTCACGGAACTTACAGTGTCGGAAAGCGGGTTGTATCAGTTCAACGCGCGCATTCAGTTCTCATCCGGTAACTCCAGCATTAAAAGAGCATGGGTCTGGTGGCGGCTGAACGGGACTACAGATTACCCCAACAGCGCGGTGATCGGATCGCTGTCTGACAGCAGCGGCTATCTGGTGGTGCGCAACTCTGAGTTCTTTTCGCTTGCCGCAAACGACTATATTGAGTTGATGTGGGCGGTAGACGATACGGATTTGGCGCCGACCAGCGTCGCCGCAACGGCGTTTGCCCCGGTTGCTCCGTGCGCAGTCGTTGAAGTTACGCAAATTCAGCAGTAGGATGACGACATGACCGTCACTGTTAAGACACTCGTCCCCGCCCAGACCGCGAACAACTCGCAGTCCACCGTCTACACGGCCAGCGGCGTGACGGCCATCATCGACAAGTTCACCGCCACAAATTACTCGTCCAGCGCGGCGACGATCAGCGTTAACCTGGTCAATCCGGCCGGGTCGGCCGGTAACGACAATTTGATCGTCAAGACCAAGACGCTCCAGCCATCCGAGACCTATACGTTCCCCGAACTGGTCGGCCACGTCCTGTCACCGGGCGGGTTCATCTCGACCCTTGCCGGAACGGCGTCTGCCATCAACATCCGCGTGTCTGGCCGCGAGGTGACGTAATGGACGAGGCGGCGCAATCCCTCGTTGTGCACTTCCAAGAGTTGGACCTGCCGCCGGAAGCGATTGCTTGGCTGCTGGACGTCTGGCAGATGATCCAGGCGCTGGACGACGTGGCGGATGGCGATGACATCGACCGCCCGAGGCTGGACAGCGCCATCTGGGCGTCCCTCGTCACCATGCCCGCCAACCCCTTCTATCTCGCCAACGCGCCCGCGTTGCAGACCGGGCTGGCCCTGCTGGTCCTCAAGTGGCAGGCGTCGGATGACGCCGAACGGGAGGACAAGGCCGACGCCCGGTCGTTCATGTGGCGGGCTGGCTATTATGACCTCGTCCTGCTGGTTGTCCTTTTGACGAAAGGACACGCAGGTGCTATGAAGAACGCCATGAAGGTGATGCACCTCTATGGTGAGACACTGCACGAATACTTGAAGGAGTTTTCCTGATGCCCGCACCAATTGTAGCCGCTATCGGCGCCGCTGGCGCAATCGGCAGTGCAGCTTTGGGCGCGTATGGCGCAAACAAAGCGGCAGACAAGCAGAAAGAAGCCGCCAAGAAGGCCGCCAAAGCGCAGCAGCAGGCGCTCGCCCAGCAGACTGAACTGGCCAAGCCCTACGTTGAGGCGGGTAAGAACGCGCTGGCCGAGTACCAGAAGCTGGCCCCATACACGCCGTTTGGCATGTCTCAGTTCCAGGCTGACCCCGGCTATCAGTTCCGCATGGCGGAAGGCATGAAGGCACTGGAACGCTCAGCCGCTGCCCGCGGTCTGCTCCAGTCAGGCGGCACGATGAAGGGCATTCAACAGTACGGCCAGAACCTCGCCAGCGCGGAGTACGAGAACGCCTTCAGCCGCTACCTGACCCAGCGCGAGGCGGCGATGGACCCGTACCGCTACCTGACGGGCGTCGGTCAGGCCGCCGCCGCCGGTCAGGCCGCCAACATCGGCACGACAGGCGCCAATCTGGCTGAGATTGCCGCGCAGCGCGGTAACGTGCAGGCGGCGCAGGCGATGGGTACGGCGCAAGCGTTCGGTGGTGCTCTCAGCAACATCGGTCAAGGCGTCAGCAGTTACTACGCCAACCAGCCGTATATGAATTATCTGGCGTCTATTACGCCGCAAGGCGTTTACTGAGGTGAACCATGGCCCTTAACCCCAACATCATCGCAAACGCCATGACCAACATCACGTCGGCTATGCCGGACGTCAGCAACCTGATGGCGCAGCGCGTGCAGGGCATGGAGAACATCTACAAGATCGAACGGCAGCGCGAGGCGGATGCTCAGGCCGCGGCGCAAGCACAGGCTGAAGAACTGACGGCGGCGCTGTCGCCTGCCATCGCTGCGGCGTTTACGGACCCCAGCGACGAAGGCTTGAGCGCAGCGCTCGGCATGGTGCCGGAACAGTACCGTGGTGCAGCGCAGGCGCAGCTTGACCAGCTTCGCAGCATTGGCGACCTCAACCAGCGCAAGAATATCATGCGTGCGGCCTTGGTGCAGGACGATGTCGGGCAGCGTCTGCTGGCCCAGCTTGAACCGACCGCCAACATGCGCCTTCAGGCTGACACGGCTGCTGCGGCGCAGGCACTGAAGATGCGCGAATTGCAGTTGCGCGAGGCGCAGGTGCAGGCAGCCAAGCAGGCGCCGATCAGCACACAGCAGCCGCCGAAAGAAACGGCGGAAGAAGTCAAGAAGCGCTTGGCGGATGAAAAGCGCGCCAAAGACCTTGATCTGGCTATCGGTGAAGTCGAAACTATCATGCAGCCCGGCGGTTTGATTGACCAAGCTACAGGCAGTTACATTGGCAATCTAGTGGATACGGCGGCGGCGACTATCGGCGCGGGTACGGAAGGTTCAGCGGCTATTGCGCGTTTGGCGCCGATTGCTGATCTTGTGCTCAAGATGGTGCCGCGCTTTGAAGGTCCGCAGTCCAACTTTGATGTGCAGTCTTACAAAGACGCCGCGGGCAATCTGGCTAACCCTAATGTGCCAGTCAGCGTCAAAAAAGCAGCGGCGACCGAGATTGTTCGGTTGTTCCGCAAGTACCGCGACCAGTTTGAGTACGCTGGCGAAGGCGCTGGCGCATCCGCGGCGGACGAAGAAGCACCCGGCGTCATTGATTTTGGCGACTTAGAGGATTGACAATGGACGTTCGGCTTCCAGACGGCACAGTCATCAAGAACGTTCCCGAAGGCACGACCAAGCAGCAGCTTTTGCAGAAGCTGGAGGCAAAGGGTTACGACGTCAAAAAGTTGACTGCACCGAAGCAGCCGAAAATCGAACAGCCGCCCGCGCCTGAACCGACTTACGCCGAACAAGCCGCCGATTTCGGTCGCGGTGTGCTGCGCGGCGCTGCTTCGACAGCGGACATCATTGCCGAGGCGGTCCCCGGCACTGCCGCCATGATCGCGTACCCGTTCCGCCGTGCGGCTGGACTGGTGACGGGCGAGACAGCGGAAGACATCGCAGCCAGTCAAGAACGTGTGCTAGGTGCTACCGCGCAGCCGATTGGCCGCGTGACGGGTGTTGCCGAGACACCGGAGTACCAAGAGAACGCCTTGCGTCAGGCAGTTACTTACGTTGCAGAGAACCTTGACGAGGGCGCCGACTATCTGGCCAAGGCCACGGGCTTGCCTAAGTCCGACGTCGCCAACATGATGCAGGTCGCGCTGTCTGCAACTCCTGCCAAAGTGCCGGGCGCAAAGACTGCCAAGAAGGTCACGTCGGCCACCATCAACAAGATGCGCGACGTCATTGACCCCAAGACGGCGTTTTACCGCGATATTGCAGAGGGGCGTGGCGCCGAACTGATCCGCGCTGCCCGCGCGCCGGAAGCTGAAATTGTCCCTGGCGTTCGCCCAACCTTCGCGCAGGCGACGGCTGAGGTTGGCCTGCCGCGCGTGGCGGCTGTTGGTGAGCAGGCGGCGCGGCTCCAGCCGACCGAAGCTATCCGACTGCGCGACATTCAGGAAGCCGGTCGCGTGGGTGAACTGCGTGCAATCGAACAGACGCCGGAAATCCGCGCCAAGGCTGAAGCAGCCCGCGAACGTCGGGCAGAGCCGTTGTATAGGGCCGCCGAAGAGGCTGGCGACGTCGTGGATGTGACGCCGACGTTGGGCTACATTGACAGCCTGATTGAAACCAGTCCCGGCAACCCGCAACTGCTGTCCGAATTGCGTAAGGTTCGCAAGGGACTTACCAAGCGCGAATTGGATGAAAGCGGCAGTCCGGTTTTAGTTCCGCGCACAAACGCCAAGGAAATCGCCTCGACGCTGGACGGCCTCAAGACGGCGCTGGCGAAGGAAGACAACGCCTTTATCAAGCGCCAGCTTACCGCTATCAAGGACGACCTGACCGAAGCCATCCCGTCGATGAAGAAGGCGCAGGAAGCCTTCCGCAAAGGCTCTAAGCCAATCAACCAGATGGACATTGGCAAGTACCTGCGCGAGAAGCTGGAGACGGCGCTGCCCGAAGGTCGTCAGCGTCCTGGCGTGTTTGCCGAAGCGGTGCGCAATGCTCCGCAAACCATCAAGCGCGCCATCGACAGCAAGCCCCGGTACTCTGAACTGACCGAAGTGTTGTCGCCGCCGCAACAGGCGCGCGTTGATCGCGTGATGCAAGACCTGTCCCGCGACGCGCGGGTGCAGGAACTGGCGCAGTTGGGCCGCGAGACAGCGCCCGAACTGGCGCGTCCAGCAGGCCGCTTCTCGCTGCCGCCATTGCTGGACCGCGTTGCGACCATCGCCAACGAAATCTTGCGGCGTCTGGAGGGCAAGATCAACGACAAGATGGCAATGGAGATTGCCATGGAGTTCTTGGATGCTGATCGCGCTGCGGCCGCTCTGGAAACTGCCTTGAAGCGGTCGGGAAGCCGCGGCGGGGCAGCGCCCGCCCGCCGACCGTCTGGTCCGGTGTCGCGCGCCGTCAAGCGTGCACCGGTTGTCACCGCGCCCAATACGATGTCCGAAGAAAACCGCAACTCAATGGCTAGGTGACGTGCCGTGTTTGATGATCAAGCGATGAAAGTGCTGAGTGCAATCATGCAGTGGGTTGTG